TCAAAGCTTTGGAACTTTGATTTTTATAATTTCATTGTATAAATCTTCAATAACAGTATCTGTGTATGTGTCAAAAGTCAGATCCTTAAATTTATGCCCAAGCATACGTTTTCTAGCAAATATATCTACATTATACGTTTGACATAATGTTGCAAATGTATCACGAGTGTCATGCATAGTATGCTGCATGTTCAAATTATCCATCAAAATGTAAAATTGACTTTTTTTGAAGTATTGATAACTATGATCTATCAATCTTTTCTTTTTATCAACTATCAGTTCCTTTACAAAAGGTAAAATATATGGATGAATAGGTACTACTCTATCTTTCCCGCTTTCTGTTTTTAAACCGGTTTTAAAATAATAGAAATTGCCATGGTTGATAATTTTTTCTCTAGGAATATTGAGTAATTCGCTAGCTCTTAGACCGCTGTAGATATAAATCAGTACAATCTTCGCTATATCACTGTTATCGTCTATTAGCGTCTTAATTTCATCCGTAGAAAAAGCATAATGTTTAGTTGACTTTTTATTTTCACCACATCGAATGTATTCAGTATAATCATTATCTCTAGAGATATATTGATGTATTACTGCATACTCGAATATCTTCGAACACAATACTTTCATATGGGCCTTCGTACCATGCCCCGCTTTATCCCGGTCAAATATTTCCTGCAGATCAGCAAGGGTTACTTGTGAAATTTTTTCGTTATGAACTTTTTTAAAATGTTTTATCCATGATCTGTAACCAGTAGCTGCAGATTTAGATAACTTTGATAAATCTTCTTCATATATAATGTCAAATATTTCTTTGAAGGTAGGAACATTCTTTTCACGCTGATCAACCAGCTTTTGGAAAGTGTCTGGTGCAAGGGCACGTGCTTCTTTATCGGTTATGGTCTTTTTGTTTGTCAATCTATAAAGTGTTAAGGCATCATCAGCTTCCTGCCATGTTTCAAATGTACCTATTGAAACCTGAATCTGATTACCGGTTAACGTATCATAACCGCTTGTTACTTTAGCGCAGAAAGGTTTTCTTCTTTTACCGGACAGTTTTACTACAGTACCGGCTTTGTTTGGTCTGCGCCTAAATGTTTGCTTTCTAGCCATAATAAAAACACGTCCTTTCAATTGTCATTTGCCTTGAACGTGCTCTTATGGTAAAATTGAGTACGTAAAAGGACTTTTGAGAGAGTCTTTTATATTAAGTGATATAGGCGTATCACTTTTAATTTAGCGATGGTATCTCTACGGGGACCATTGCGTAAACCATCCTATTGGCGTAGGGTGGTTTATTTTTTACATATATCTTTTCAAAGAATCAATTATCTCTTTTTCATAATTATAGATATCATCAATTGTATCAATATCGTATCTAATTCCTTTTTTGTTTTCATCCGGAATAATGATATGTTTATTTCTAGAATTTAGATTAATACGTAAAATCCATTTTCTTATGTTATTATCCAGTAATATTCCAAAGTAACTTTCTGTATCTTTGTAAAAAATACGCTGTGGCTCAATTTCTTTTCTTAAAATTGATTTTACAATTGCATATGAATTTAATTCATCAATTGTTGTAACGATTTTGCTTTCCTCTTTTGAATCTTCAATATCTTCATCTTTTTCATTATCACCACTAGTTAAGGTTTCTTTAAATTTTGAAGATAATTTTTCATTTATATATTGATTCATTGCCCGTTTGGTAATTGGTTTAAATTTATCAATAACCTTTTGATTTTTTACACCATCATATATTCCGGTATTTAATAATAATCTAACAAATTCATCGGAAGGATTTTCCATCAGCTCTTTAAAGGCAAGTTTTGTTAAATTAAGATACTTTAAATCACTAGCAGTATTTAAAATATTATCTATATCTAAATTAGCTTTAATAAATTTTTCTACGTAGGCAATAGATTGTTCGCTTAAATTTTCCATATCTAATATATAGAATGGTTTTTTATCCATAATGTTTGGCTGATCTAAATCACTAAAAAACTTATATATGATACCATTTGTTAAAATAGCAAAACGTGCTCTGGTAGTTCCAAAATATCTAAACAATTGAGAATCATGTTTTGATAAATCATCATTACAAGGTTTTGCTTCGATTAAAATAATCGGTTCATTATCCTTTAAAATAGCATAATCTACTTTTTCACCTTTTTTTATGCCCACATCCGCTGTAAATTCGGGTACAAATTCTAATGGATTGAACACATCATAGCCTAACGCTTGAAAGAAAGGCATTATAAACGACTGTTTAGTAGCTTCCTCTGTTTGAATTTTTTCTTTAAGTTGTTTTATCCTTTCGCTCAAAGAATAAAGTTTTTCATCTAATTCCATTTTTTCTCTCCTTTTTTATTAATTAACACCAAAAATGTGTTTGCCAAATTAAAATTTATTTTTTAATTCCCTGATAATTTGCTCAACTTCTTCCTCACATTCTTCTTCATCTCCTTTTTGACAGAAAAAATGATTTTTAAATATGTGAATAAGTTCATGAGCAGTAGTTTTTATATTCTGTTCACGGCTGTATTTTGAATTTATAGCAACCAGATAGTTACAACCGTTATAATATGCAAATCCTCTAACTGCAGAGGGTATATTGACATAATTAAGATTTATGTTATGAAATCTTAAAAAGTCTTCAAAATTCATAAAATCACATCGTTTCTTTATTGAATGTATCGATGATTTTAAGTATTTGTTCTAAGTCTTGAGGACTTAATTTTCTTGCTTTATCAAAAAGTAAAACCAGCTGATCATTAGCAACTATTTCCTTGTAAAGTTCCAATAGTTCCGGTTTGTCTTTTAGATATTCTACATTTTCGTTATAATCGCCAAGATTTGAATTTTTTGAATTGTGAAAATTAACCTCATTTTCCGCTTCTTTTATTACATCTACATAATTGATATTTAATGCTTCACATACGATAGGTAAAATATCCATATCTATTCGCGATTTGCCGTCTTCATATCTTTTTAATGTGCTTTTTGTTTTGATGCCATTAATCTTATCAACAAGCTGGTCTAAACTTATTTCTTTGTTCAATCTTTCTCTTTTTAAAATTTTGCCTATTTCTTTGTATAGCATCATATCAATTTTTGCCATTGTCTCACCTTCTTTATTTTAATTATACCAAAAAAGTGGGACATTACAATAATAAAAAATAAAAATGTGCCAAAAAAACGTTGCATAAAAACGCAAAAAGTGTTATATTATTCATGTGCCATATAAACGGCACAAAGAAAGGAGGATTAAATGGAAAGATACACGGTAGAACAAGCTAGACGTTTAGCAAAAATTTCACAGACGAAAATGGCACAACTTCTTGGATTAAGTGAGAATACCTACATAAATAAAGAAAAAGGTGAAACAAGATTCTACGTTGATGAGGCATTGCGTTTTGCAAAGTATGTAAATATTCCTTTTGAAAAAATAAAATTTACAAGAAGCTAATTTTTTTTGAAAATAATGTGCCATTAAAACGGAACGGAGTGTTATTTAATCATCGACCAGTTAAATCATATCATTGATATCGATGAAACATCAAACACAGAAGTGTGGTTAGAAGTCATAAAAATGGATTTAAAAAATTTAGGAGGTTAGGTAATGGAGAATAAAGAGGATAAAACAATAATTTACTTATATATAGAAGATGGGAAGTTTTCCTGGAGTAAAGAAAAAATGGAAAATACCGATTTTGAAATCATCAGATTGGAAAATTATAAAAGGTTTAATAGTTTGATAAAAGAAAAAGGATTAAGTAAAGATGACCTAACCCTAATTCTACAGACAATTAAATTGCCTTTCTAGTGACGTATGGAGCTAATTTAGATATTTCTATTTTACCGTCATCTTCAATAAGTGATTTAGCAATAGCGTCAATTGTTTTACTAGTTATTAAATCACGAGAAGAAAGCGGTGTGAAATCAGTTCCTAATAGAGCGTTAAAATCATTTAAATTGGACATGATTTCATTCCAATGAAATTCTAATTTGCTTTCCATTCTAACATGGTCTCGTTCAATCTGCATACACTATCTCCTTTCATTAGATTTCAGCATGGCAGTGCTGATAAATCAATTATAGCATGAGGTGGAAAAAATTATTTATATAACTTTCTTGTCTGAAAGGAACTGATCTAGAGCAAAAATATTTCTTCTCCCCAAAACTAACATATAAGAATACCTGCTTTAGACGGTTCCTCTCAGGCAAGAAGGTGGAAAACAAATCTTAAACAGGAGGTGAGAGTCGTGGATAGTCCGGTTATAAGTGTCGAAGAAGTTGCAAAAATATTAGGCAAAAGCCGACATTTTGTCATAAATGCTGTTGTGAATGGTAGCTTGCCTGGTTGCTATACAATCAGTCCTGGTGGTCGAAGAAATGTAAGTATTCCAAGAAAAGCTTTTGAAAAATTCATGGAGGCATGGGATAGATCACCAGATGAAGAAGTTATAGATGCACTTATTAAAGCTTATGTAAACAAAAATAGCCGACACGGCAATGTCGACTAAACAAAAATATAATCCAATCACATTATAAGTGATTTAAAAGGAGTTGTCAAAGATGAAAAAAAAGGAAATTATTCAGGAACTAGAAAAAATTAAAAAAATCACAAGTATGACTCGTGAAGAACTCTATGAGAAATATCCACAGGCTCGTGAGTATATTTCTGTAACAGATTCTATCTATCCTGGTTTAACAGGAATCGTTAGAAGTGAATTAGGACATCTGATTGAAAGGATCGAGAAAAATGAATTTAGATAAGATGAGCGCCAGAGGCGCATTCACAATCGTAGCAATGATTATAACAGCTGCATTTATCGCAGTTGGAATAATAGAAAAATTATTATAGGAGGATCAATAAGAAAATGGAAAAGGACAGAAAATGGTCAATTCATATAGACAGCAGTGAAAAGTCAGACCAAGTTTGTATAAGTACACAACATACAGATCCGTTTGATATTATGACGTCTATTCATGAACTGATAGAAATATTAGAAGTTAATTATAAAATGAATCCGAAAATAGTATTTCATGCGATCGAAGAAGCATATTTTTTAAACCGTAAACTTAAAGAAAATTTAAAAGCAAGAGAGGTAAATATAGATGTCAATTAAAATTAACAGTCTAGAGTTGGAAAACGTAAAACGAATTAAGGCAGTAAAAGTAGAGCCAACTCAAAATGGATTAACAACAATTGGTGGAAGAAACAATCAAGGTAAAACTTCGGTACTTGATGCAATAGCCTGGACACTGGGTGGTAACAAATTCAAACCTAGCAGTCCTGTTAGAGAAGGTTCAACTATTCCGCCAGTTTTAAATATTACATTAAGCAATGGATTGAAAGTTGAACGTAAAGGTAAAAACAGTACTTTAAAAGTTACTGATCCGAACGGGAATAAAGCTGGACAACAGCTTTTAGATGAATTTATTGAAGAGCTTGCACTTGATCTTCCAAAATTTATGAATGCCAACAACAAAGAAAAGGCTAGTATTCTCTTAAAAATTATTGGAGTAGAAGATCAGCTTATTGAACTTAACCATGAGGAAATTGAATTGTACAACAATCGTCGAGCAATAGGACAGATTGCTGATCAAAAAAAGAAGTATGCTAAAGAACAGGTATTTTATAATGACGTACCTAAAGATTTGATTTCGCCACAAAGTTTGATCAATCAGCAACAAGCTATCTTAGCTCAAAATGGTGAAAATCAGCGCAAACGTGAAAGAGTAACTCAGATCGAATATAGTGTGTCTACTTTGACTAAAGAAATTGCAGCATTGAAAAAACAATTGCAGGCAAAAGAGCAGGAACTCAACAAAGCGACTGCTGATCTAACTATCGCTAAAACAAATGCTTTAGATTTAATAGATCAGTCTACAGAAGAACTTGAAAAGAATTTGGCAGATATCGAAGAAACTAATCGCAAGATTAGAGCAAATCTAGATAAGGAAAAAGCAGAAGAAGATGCTAAACAGTATCAGGTTCAATATGAAAAATTAACTGAACAAATTGAAACAGTTAGAGAAAAACGTATTAATTTATTAAAAAATGCTGACTTGCCATTACCGGGGTTAAGTGTTGAAGATAACGAACTTACATATAACGGTAAAAAATGGGACAGCATGAGCGGTAGTGATCAGTTAAAAGTGGCAACAGCTATTGTTCGAAAATTAAATCCAGATTGTGGATTTGTTCTTATCGATAAGCTGGAACAGATGGATATTGAAACAATGAATGAGTTTGGAGCCTGGTTAGAACAGGAAGGATTGCAAGCTATTGCTACTAGAGTTAGCGTTGGAGATGAATGCAGCATTATTATTGAAGACGGTTATGTAAAAAGCGAACATCCAACCGCCACTACCTGGAAAGCAGGTGAGTTTTAATGCCTTTTGAAATTACTAGTGGAAAAATTGATAAAGCAAAAAAAGTAGTATTTTATGGTCCTGAAGGTGTAGGAAAATCGACTTTTGCAAGTCATTTTCCTGACCCTTTATTTATTGATACAGAAGGATCTACAACAGAACTTGATGTCAAAAGATATCCTAAGCCATCTTCCTGGCAGATGTTAATCCAGGAAGTACAGGAAGTAATTCAATTAAAAAACTGCAAGACATTAGTTATTGACACAGCTGACTGGGCCGAAAAATTATGTACAGAATTTATTTGTTCAAAATTTGGTAAAAGTGGTGTAGAGGATTTCGGCTATGGGAATGGATATACCTACATTGCAGAAGAATGGGGAAGATTTTTAAATCTGCTTCAGGATGTTATAGATGTAGCAAATATTAATGTCGTATTAACAGCACATGCAATTATCAGAAAATTTGAGCAGCCTAATGAAATGGGGGCCTATGACAGATATGAACTTAAGTTAGGTAAAAAAACTACAGGGCAGACAGCCCCTATTACTAAAGAATGGGCAGATATGGTATTATTTGCTAATTACAAAATATTTAGTATACAGGCTGATGAAAAGGGTAAGAAACATAAGGCTCAAGGTGGACAAAGAGTTATGTATACGACACATCACCCATGCTGGGATGCTAAGAATCGTTTTGGACTTCCTGAAGAACTGCCGCTTGATTATTCGGCGATTGCTTATATTTTTGGAACACAATCTAATTCACAGGAAGATATAAAACAAAGTAAACCTGTAACAGATCAGGTTATTGCTAATGAAATTGAAGATAATAAGCCGATAAGTGAATTAGGCAGTGAAATACCACCTATTATTGAAGCTTCTAATGAGACTGTTATACCAGTTCATGAAACAAATTTGCCAAAAGGATTAACAGACTTAATGAATCAGAATTTGGTTACTGAAGAAGAAATAAAAAAAGCAGTAGCTTTAAGAGGATATTATCCTGAAAATACACCAATAGAAAACTATGATCCGGATTTTATAAATGGTGTTTTGATTGGCGCATGGCCAAGTGTTTTAAAAATGATAGAAGAAGAAATAAGAGAATTTTAGAAGGAGATAGTAATTATGGATAATTTTGGAAATAGTTATGGAAATGGATATGGAAATGTAAATGGTAATAACGGATTTGATGGTGAATTAGGATGGGAAGATACGATACAGAAAGAACAGGAATTTATAATTTTGCCACCAGGTGACTATGATTTTACAATTGATGGTTTTGATAGAGCAAGATTTAACGGTTCTGAAAAGATGCCGGCATGTAACCAGGCTATTGTTCATGTCACAATCAATTATAACGGTAGCAAGGTTGTGATTAATCATAGATTAAATCTTCATACAAGAAGTGAAAGTTTCTTAAGTGAATTTTTCAGAGGTATCGGATTGAAGAAAAAGAACGAACCTTTAAGAATGAACTGGAATGCAGTACCAGGAGCAACTGGTCGCTGTAAAGTAGGTACAAGAGTTTATAACGGTAATGAGTACAACGAAATCAAGAAGTTCTATCCAAAAGATGAGATTGTTCAGGCACAGACACCTAATTATAATCCAGGACAATTTTAATGAAGCTTAGACCATATCAGCAGGAGGCACATGATCATATATTTGAAGAATGGGACAAAGGCAATAAGAAAACGCTTCTTGTCCTGCCTACCGGCTGTGGAAAAACAATAGTATTTGCTGAAGTGGCTAAAGACTGCGTCAGTAATGGAGATAGAGTCTTGATTATGGCACATCGAGGAGAACTGCTGGAACAGGCTGCAGATAAGATTGCTAAAAGTACCGGTCTTGGATGTGCTACAGAAAAAGCAGAACAGACATGTATTGGAAGCTGGTACAGAATCGTTGTTGGATCAGTGCAAAGTCTGCAAAGACCAAAACGTATGGAACAGTTTTCGCACGATTATTTCGACACTATTATTATCGATGAAGCACATCACTGTTTAAGCGATGGATATCAGAGAGTTTTAAATTATTTTAATACAGCAAAGGTATTAGGAGTAACTGCCACTCCAGATCGTGGGGATATGAGAAATTTAGGAAGTTACTTTGACAGTCTGGCTTATCAGTATACATTACCAAAAGCAATTAAAGAAGGGTTCCTGTCACCTATAAAGGCGCTTACGTTACCGTTAAAGATGGATTTGTCCGGGGTCGGAGTTCAGGCTGGTGACTTCAAGGTAAGTGATATAGGTACAGCATTGGATCCTTATCTTTATCAGATAGCTGAAGAAATGAAAAAATACTGCAAAGAGAGAAAAACTGTTGTGTTCTTACCTCTGGTAAAAACTTCAAAAAAATTCAGAGATATTCTCAATTCAAATGGTTTTAGAGCAGCTGAAGTAAATGGTGACAGCAAAGATCGTACTGAAGTGTTGAAAGATTTCGAAAATGGAAAATATAACGTTTTATGCAATTCAATGCTGCTTACAGAAGGATGGGATTGTCCGTCTGTTGACTGCATAATCGTGTTGCGACCCACGAAAGTGAGAAGTTTATATTCACAAATGGTCGGCCGTGGTACTCGTCTATATGAAGGCAAGGACCACTTACTGTTACTTGATTTCTTATGGCATACAGAACGTCATGAATTATGTCATCCAGCAAATCTTATTTGCGAAAATGAAGAGGTTGCTAAAACGATGACAAAAAATTTAGAAGAAAAAGCAGCAGCTTGTCTTCCTGAAGATATATTAGAAGCAATTGATATTGAAGAAGCTGAAAAACAAGCTGAAAGCGACGTTGTAGCTAAACGCGAAGAATCTTTAGCTAAACAGCTTGAAGAAATGAAAAAAAGAAAAAGAAAACTTGTTGATCCATTGCAGTTTGAGATGAGCATCATGGATCAGGATTTATCCAGCTATACACCATCTTTCGGATGGGAAATGGCACCAGCAAGTCGAAAACAGATAAAAGCTTTAGAAAAGTTTGGAATTTTTCCAGATGAAATAGATAACGCAGGGAAAGCAAATCTTTTACTTGACCGTTTAAACAAACGGAAAGCTGAAGGACTTACAACCCCTAAACAAATAAGATTTTTAGAGGGACGTGGGTTTCAGCATGTCGGTACATGGCAGTTTGATACGGCTAATAGACTTATAAACCGTATTGCTGCAAACGGGTGGAGAATACCGCGTGATATTAATCCTGCTACTTATAAAGGAGAATAGTCAATGGATTATAAAACTGATCTTATTGAGATACTTGACTATATTGACCCATCTCGTCTTGAATACCAGGAATGGATAAATGTTGGTATGGCACTTAAATACGAAGGATATACTGCAAGTGACTGGGAACGATGGAGTCAAAGAGATTCTGCAAGATACCATCAAAATGAATGTATAAAAAAATGGAATACCTTTACTGGTTCAGGAGTGACCGGTGGAACTATAGTCCAGTATGCAAAAGATCAGGGCTGGACTCCACCGAGTACGAGTAGAGAACCTGGTCATGAGCTGGATTGGAATGATGTAATCAATTCAAAGGATGAAGGAGTAATAGTAGACAGGAACTGGCTTGAGGTCAAGGAGGTTCGGGAACCACGGAGTTGGGACCCAGTAGCTGAACTTATTACTTATCTCGAAACATTATTCGATTCAACTGAAAATGTAGGATATGTTACTAAATCATGGATAAAGGATAATAAACATCTTCCCACTCAGGGGTGCTGGGACAGGACTGCAGGTAAGCTGATACAGGCTCTTGGAAAATGTAAAGGTGATATCGGTGCAGTTTTAGGAGATTACGATTCCGAAACCGGAGCATGGATAAGATTTAATCCACTGGATGGAAAAGGATGTAAAAACGAAAATGTTACGGATTATCGTTATGCACTTGTAGAAAGCGATAAAATGAGCATCGCTGAACAGAATGCAGTAATTAGAGAACTTGAATTACCTGTAGCCTGCTTAGTTCATTCGGGTGGTAAGAGTCTGCATGCAATTGTAAAAATTGAAGCTGCGGATCAAAGAGAGTATCGCAAAAGAGTTGATTATTTATACAACATATGCAAAAAAAATGGTTTTGAGGTTGATACACAAAATCGTAATCCATCACGTCTATCTCGAATGCCTGGAGTTACAAGGAATGGTAAAAAGCAGTTTCTTGTTGCAACAAATATTGGAAAAGAATCATGGGATGAATGGTTTGAATGGATTGAAGGAGTAAATGATGATTTACCTGATCCTGAATCATTGAGTGAATTCTGGAACAGTATGCCTGAACTGGCACCACCTCTTATAGATGGAGTGCTTAGGCAAGGACATAAAATGCTGATAGCTGGACCGTCTAAAGCTGGTAAATCATTTGCACTTATTGAAATGTGTATCGCAATTGCAGAAGGGGAGAAATGGTTTGGCTGGCAATGTGCAAAGGGGAAAGTAATGTATGTAAATTTAGAGCTTGATAGAGCATCATGTCTTCATCGTTTTAAGGATGTTTATACTTCCCTTGGTATAAGGGCAAATAACCTATCAAATATCGATATTTGGAATTTAAGGGGTAAATCTATTCCTATGGATAAACTGGCTCCTAAACTGATTAGAAGAGCGGCTAAAAAGGATTATATAGCTATTATTATAGATCCAATTTACAAAGTTATTACCGGTGATGAAAACAGTGCTGATCAGATGGCCAATTTCTGTAATCAGTTTGACAAAATCTGTAATGAACTTGGAACTGCAGTTATTTACTGTCACCATCATTCAAAAGGGGCACAAGGTGGTAAACGTTCTATGGATCGTGCTAGCGGTTCAGGGGTATTTGCACGTGATCCGGATGCTCTGCTCGATCTTATAGAACTGGATTTGAACGATGCGGTATACAAACAACTAAAGAATAATGCAGCGTGCAAATACTGTATTGACTATCTAAATGATAATTATCCAGGATGGCAAAATGACGTTTCTCAAGACGATATGCTGAGTCAGAGAGAAATGGTTGATTATTGTAAAAAACGTATTTCTAGAGGAAAATATGGCGAATTCGATACCGGCTTAAACAAGGTAAGAGATGAAGTTCATGCAATTACTGGATGGCGTATCGAGGGAACATTGAGAGAGTTCCCAAGATTTGAACCGGTAAATTTATGGTTTGATTATCCTGTTCACAAAGTTGATGAAAGTGGTGTTTTAAGAGATATTGAACCAGAAGATACAAAACCTTTGTGGCAGAAAGCAAGTGAAAAAAGAAAAAAGCAGGCTCAGGAAAATAAGAAAAAAACGGTTAGTGAATTCGAAATAGTGTTTTCAAATATTGAATTTGAAGGCAGAAAAGTACCTGCTCAGGAGCTGGCAGATAAGCTAAATGTAAGTTCTAAAACGCTGTTATCTTGGTTTGGAAACGGTCAAAAACAGAAGCCAGATTTGGTAAAAAATTACGAAGCGTATTTCGGTGAAGATGGAAAAAAATACATTAAAAGAAAGGATGTTTAGGGGTGCGCTCGACCATGGTCTGGCGCATAGGCGCATAGGGGGGTGCGCCGGACCCTATATATAAATATATAAAGTGTGTTTGGAGCACCCACTTACGCGGGCATGGGTAGTCGTGCGACAGCTAACGCACGACGACCACCCATCCCGCACGATAAGTGGCACCAACCTAGAGCATAGGAGAAATAAAAGAATGTGTAGAACTAAAAATAAGAAGAATGGTTTTTCTCGTAGTAAATTGTTGGCGGTTGCAAAACATATGCCACCGCTATATCACAAATTACCAGGAGAAGTTTTCGATATCAAGAAAAGTGAGGTTGTAAAATGGCTAGTTCAGCAACCAGAAATATTAAATTATATTTTCAATCAGATTAAAGGTAAAAACCCTTATATCGTTTATAATCCAACGACGGGTAAATGGCGAGGTATTGATTATGTAAAACAGAATGGAAGTTTTAGCAATTGCAATGTGTGTAATGATCATATGGTCGAAGAAAGGGATTGATTATGAAACAAATTGAATTTTTCATGCCTATGATACCTCCGACCATTACAGCTCAGGAAAAGAAAATCACAGTGGTTAATGGAAAACCAAAATTGTACGATCCGCCGGAGCTGGCTGCTGCAAAAAATAAAATTAAGTCTAATTTGATTCCGTTTGTTCCTGATCAGCCGTTAGATGGTGCTTTGAGGCTTGTTGTTAAGTGGTGCTTTCCAGTAACAGGCAAACACTATGATGGGGAGTATAAATACACTAAACCTGATACAGATGATTTAAACAAGGCTCTGAAGGATATCATGGAAAACCTGGGTTTTTATGTAAATGATTCAAGAGTTGCCAGTGAGACTATTGAAAAATTCTGGGCAGAGGTGCCTGGCATATGGATACATCTAGAAAAAATTTAAGGAGTGATTAATTATGGCAAATATATGCAAAAGCTGTAAGCACAATCAAATGAATATTTGTATTTTAACCAAAGAGCAGGTATTACCAAATAAACAAAAATGCAGTAATTTTGAGACATCTTATGTACAGGAACAGCTATTCGAAGCTGTTGGTGGAGCAAATGATCTACACAACAAAAGAAGATCATGAGGTGTTCGTATGAAAAAATGGAGAAAATTAAAGAATTACGGTCGTTATGTTCAGTGGAAAAACGTAAAGGCTGGATACAGAGAATGTTTCTGGCCAGGTATCAATCCAAACAAAGAAAAAGATTTGGTTGAAGATAGCAAGAGACCACAGAAATATGTACCTAGACCGCGACCATTTCGATTCAAACAGGAGGAATTTAAATGAAAGAACTAAAAATAACAGTAGAGGCTGAAACTACGAAAGCCAAGAACTTTATCATGGATCTTATAAAACTGGTAGACCGGTATGAACCGACAGAAATAATCATCAATTCGGATTTCACAGCAACCTTGAATTTTAGATCCTTGGTTGAACTGAAGCTGAATACTTCAGAGCAGGATGAAACAAAAGATAAGCCGGTCAAACAAAAGAAAAAGGGTAAACACGGCAGGACTCCTGAGCCTAAGAGACAGGTAGATGTTAAAAAATTTAAAGAAGCAGTAGATAAATTAGGCGGGGATAATTTCTCGCAGAATATTGAAAAGGCTATAGATATCAGCGGTCTTTCAAAAAGCAGTATTACTCGTGTCTACTACTGCAAAGACGAATATAAGCCTGCAGGTGGTCTACTGCTGGATGGGTGCGAACGGCTTTATAAACATGTTTTTGGTAAAGAGGAAAGCGTTATTGCAGGAAATAAATCAATCGATCCTGAAAGCGAAAAGAAAAACTGGATAATGATAGTCCGTGTAAGAAACAGCAAGAAAACCACGGACCCTGATGTTATCGCTGATACGATAATGAATAACAACAATATCAGAAGAAATACGACATTTGCTAGTCGTGAAGAAATAATCGATATGATCAACAAACGTAAACAGTGGCTTGAGGCAGAAATGTGAAAGATATAGGTTCAACAATAAATCAAACCCGTTAAAACACGTTAATAAAAAGCGTTTACGGAGCGTTTTAGCAAAATAGGTGTATTTATACCTGCTTTGCTTTTAGAAACTAATATAGGTGTTATTTGGGACCAAAGAAAGGAGAACAAAAGCAATGAATGTACTGGAAATGGAAATGAAAAGATTACATTGTACAGAAGCACAGTTTAATTATGCACTATCGCAGCCACTTGTAAGTTTAAATAAAGAATTTCATTTAAGTTATCATCTGTCGATTTATGAAGAACCAGTAGAACTGCTGGCAGTGGATGACTTGGACCCTATGCAATGGCAGATTAAGTGTCCTTATTGCGGAAGTAGAACAACAATTGGTGATACTTACATGATCAGCGGTTATGTTGGATGTAATCATTGTTACTTCGTGCCTGGAGGACTGCTGGAAACGGTTGAGGATCTTCGGAAAAACAACTACGAAGAGTACGTAAAAGGAAATTTCTACAAGGAAGGATTTAGAAAATGAAAATGAGTGAATGGGCAAAAAGAGAAGTTGAAATTGCTTGCAAAAAAGAAAATTCGGACAGAAAAGAAGGTGAATTCGATTATGGATGCGCCTGCTACGAAAGCGCATTAAAAGCATTTAATTCGTTGCTAGAAGATGGCCATAGTGGCTATAGTATCGGTTTTACTAAAAACATCTTGAATAGATTGATTGATGGACAACCTCTTACTCCAATCGAAGATACAGATGATGTCTGGGAAGAACGAGGTGTTTACAAAGACGGAGTTAAAATGTCATATCAATGTAAGCGTATGGGCTCTTTATTCAAGGATGTTTACGAAGATGACACCGTCAAATATACCGATGTTGACAGATTTATCTGTTACGATAGTGATAGCAATATCGGTTATCATAATGGATTTATTAAAGAAATTGCAACGGAATATGTTGGCGAAATTACTATGCCGTATTATCCATCAACTAAACCTATAAAAGTCTACACCTCTGAATATCTGTTTGATCCGATAAATGGCGATTATGATACTTTATGCATTGAATATTTAGAATTTCCTGATGGTCAAAAAATTACTATAGCTAGATATTTCAAAGAAGCAGAAGATGGCTTTGAGGAAATAGACTATGACGAGTACAAGATGAGACTGGAAATTGCTAGCAAAGACAGATGATCAAATTACTAATTGGACTGGTAGCAGTGACACTGGGGCTCCTTGCCCTGGTTGTTGCTGCACGTTTCGTTGTTTGGGTAGTCGAAGGAGGTAGAAGTCAATGCCAAATAAATACCAGGAAGCACTAAACTATATCGTAAGAAATAGTTGTTACAAGAAAACTATTTGCAGTGAATGTAATATGCATAATAGTTGCCATATTCCTGCTAAAAGGTACGTGGATATTTTGCAAGAATTAGTTGATAAGGCAACACCCACAAAACCCAACATCTATGGTGATGGCTATGATGAATAAGGGGAATTAATATACGACATGTACGATTGCCCGAGGTGTGGTAAATCATATGAAATTGATTATGAAAAATATAGGTATTGTCCAAATTGTGGCTAAGTGATAGATTGGAGTGATAAATATGACTAGAACCGACAAGAAACTGGAAAAATTAGGTTTTATAAAAAAAGTAGAAAACAAACATGGTGCTGCTTACACTAGAACAAACGACGAATATAGCTATATCCATTGTTTGGTTATCCTTCGTAAAGCTAATGAAGACCATATAATTCAATCCTATCAAAGAAGAGTAAATTCAAATGGTTTCAACAACGTGGTAGGTCTAACTTATAAAGAAACGAAATTGGCCCTAAAAAAATATAGGCAGTTAAAGAGAAAGTATAGATGGGAGTAATTGATGATGTTGACTAAAGAAGAATGTTATATCGCTTTAAATGATATGTATGATAGTACCCTTTTAAGTAAAGATGACTGTGAAAATAATCGTGCAATATTAGTACAGTTAATCAAAGAACACTTTATACTTGTAGAAGATATGCGAACAATTACAAAAGATTATAATGCTATCATAAAAAAGAATGAAGAATTAGAATTTGAAAATGAACGTATTTTAAATCAGCTGGTAGAAGCACAAAGAGTATGTAAGGTTAAACAGGATATAATTGACCGGACACGGGATGACAAATTAAAAAAGTTTCCAAATATAGTGGTAGATTATTATGGACCAGAAGCTCAGACACGCCTAGCAATGGAAGAGTGTGCTGAGCTTATCCAGGCAGTCAATAAGTGCCTTCGATATCCAGATAATGAAGAAAAGCATACAGATCTTGTCGAAGAAATGGCTGATGTAGCAATAATGCTTAACCAGCTTATGCTTATTTTCAATGTCAAACATGATGAATTCAATGTGATGATCAAGAAGAAAACTGAAAGAATATTAAATCGGTTAGAGGCAGATAAAAAGAAAGCGGAGGTCTAAAGTTGTGTATATTAGTGAGTTCTGGTGTGGGGTCATAGCTACTATTTTGGTGGAGGTATTAGCAGTGTTTACATTTGCTTATGTTAGTTCAAGAAAGGACGATGATGACGAATGAGGAGCAAAGAGAATATTATGAAAGAGCTGTTGGATCGTTACCAACAGCTTGATGCGGTAAAAGGATGTAAAAGTGCTAGAATGATATTAGAGCTTTATATTCGAAAACTTGAGCTTGAACTAAAATCAATACTGTAGGAGGAATTAAGTGACTATGACATACAAGGAAAAAGTAGATTTTCTATCAAAATACAAAAAGAATTATTTTAGAATTAAGTTTATCGATAGTAAGATAACTAGTCTTAGGGCCAATCCTATTGGTAATGAAGATGAAGAATATCATGGTCCAGGCAAAAATTTAGAGGACTATTTAGATGAAAAAACAACGTTAGAAAAGGAAATGCGTCAGGTTGAGGTAGTGATAGATATGATCAGAAATGAAAACGAGAAATATATTCTTGGTTATAAATTTTTGGAATTTCTAACGCTTGAAGAAATAGCACCACTGATGAACTACTCGTTTAGCTGGGTAAAGAAAAATTACAGAAGAGCCATAAATAATCTAAATATCTAAAAAAGTGTGTCCCTAAATGACCCTAAGTGTCCTTGAATGTCTTGTCAAGTGTGGTATTATGGTATTGTGGAATTTTTGGAAGACAGTAATATACATTCACCTCCCCGGAATCAGTTTTCTGCCTTTCAAAATAAACACTAGGTAAGAAATAATGGCGGCATGGATTGTTCTATATTCTTTCTTTATTTTAGGGTTGATGCTACGGTTTTTAGTTTTTTCATTATTAGATCCTTTTTCAATAAATTTTTCTATAATAAACAAAAGAAGCTCGAAATGAGCATTTTTTGTTTTAGATAAAGCGACATCAATGCCTATATGCCTCCTTAATTTGTTGATCTGCTTGGTAATGATTTTTGGTGTCGCTTTATGTGAAATATTGAACGGCAAAGGAGCTGGAAATATGAAAGTAAATATTCTAGGAACAGAATATGATGTTGAAATTTTATCACAACGTGATGAAACAATGAACGCAATAGAAGCTGTTGGTTATACTGATTATTCAGTCAAAAAAATACGGGTTCTTGATGTAACCAAAAATACTGATTCAGATCAGCAGGAAGATACAGAAAGATATCAAGATTTAATCATAAGGCATGAACTAATTCATGCCTTTTTGTATGAAAGTGGGATTGATTTTAGGATGCAATTTCACAATGAAGAAATGGTGGACTGGTTAGCTATGCAGTTTCCTAAAATGGTAGAAGTGTTTGACAAGATGGAAATATAAGACAGAGGTGGTGAGCATGACTTGGAAAAATACGAGCTAGCGTATGATGATTACCTTAGCGGTATGAAATACAAAGAAATAGCAGCAAAGTATGGAGTTACTGTAAGTGCGGTCAAGTCGTGGAAGAGTCGCTACTGGAAAGATAAAAAGTTGCAACCAAAAAAGAAAAAGGTTGCAACCAAAAAAGATGCAAAAAAGATTGCTAAAAAAATTGCAGATGAAAGCAAGCTGGACGATGAACGCCAGCTTTTTTGTATATATTATTTGAAATATCACAATCAAGTAAAAGCTTACATGAAAGTAAAGCCTAATTCCAAATACAGCAGTGCTGCAGTCATGGCTAGTAGATGGATGCATGAACCGGGAATTCAGGAAAAAATAAAGCGGTTGAAAGCCGAACTCTATGTAGAAGCTCTGCTGGATCCGCACGATATCGTTCAAAAGTATATCGATATTGCTTTTGCAGATATTACTGACTATGCAAAATTTAGTGGCGGAAGTGTTAGTTTGAAAAACAGTGACTATGTCGATGGAAGTATTGTTCAAGAAGTTACTCAAGGAAAACATGGTGTTTCTATAAAGCTAAACGACAGGATGAAAGCACTCGACTGGTTAACTAAGCACCTTAATATGGCTAATGATGAGCAGAAAGCTAAAATTGAGCTGATAAAAGCTCAAATCGGTAAATTGAATGCCGGAGAAGAAGCTGAAACATTCGAAAACGATGGCTTTATTGAAGCTTTAGATAACTCTGCAAAAGAAGACTGGAGCGAAGATGAAGAAGAATAGGGCACTGTTCAAGTTTAAGCCTTTTAGCAAGAAGCAGCGTAAGGTCCTTAACTGGTGGTGCGATAGCAGTCCAGTAAAAGACAAAGATGGAATCATAGCAGATGGTGCAATTCGTTCTGGTAAGACCGTTGCAATGGCCTTATCTTATGTCATGTGGGCAATGGAGAATTTTGACGGCGAAAATTTCGGGATGGCCGGTAAGACAATCGGTTCCTTTAGGCGTAACGTTCTTGCTGTTTTAAAGCTTATGCTTAAAACAAGAGGCTATAAAGTAGTTGATCATCGAGCTGATAACATGCTTACAGTAAGCAGGAACAGTGTTACTAATTATTTTTATATCTTTGGTGGTAAAGACGAACGATCCCAAGATCTTATACAAGGTATTACTCTGGCAGGAATGCTTTTCGATGAAGTAGCACTTATGCCTGAATCTTTTGTGAATCAGGCAACTGCAAGATGTTCGGTCGAAGGTTCGAAGTGGTGGTTCAACTGCAACCCGGCAGGACCTTTTCACTGGTTCAAGGTCAACTGGATAGATAAAATAATAGAGAAAAACTTGATTTATTTACACTTCACTATGGACGATAACTTATCTTTAAGCGAAAAGATAAAGGAGCGTTATCGAAACCAATGGAGTGGAGTTTTCTACGACCGTTACATATTAGGTCTGTGGGCAGTAGCTGAAGGAATCATCTATGATATGTTCGATAGGGCAAGAAACGTTGTCGATACGGTTAGAAGCCTAACGCAAACAAGATATATAAGCTGTGACTATGGTACACAAAACGCCATGGTCTTTTTGCTTTGGGAAAAAGGTACTGATGGTATCTGGTACTGCACTAATGAGTATTATTACAGCGGTCGAGATAAGAAAAAACAGAAAACTGACAGTGAATATGCAGATGATCTGGAAGAATTCGTTGGAGATAAGAAGATAAAGCAGGTTATAGTTGACCCGTCTGCTGCTTCTTTTATTGCAGAACTTAAAAAACGAGGTTTCAAGGTCAAGAAAGCAAAAAATGACGTGGAAGACGGAATAAGAGAAGTCGGTACTGCTTTGAAGCAGGATAAAATCCGTTTTAAAAACAATTGTGTAATGACAATAAAAGAGTTTGCTACCTATGCCTGGGACCCGAAAGCATCGGAGAAAGGCATGGATAAACCAATCAAAGAAAATGACCACTGCATGGATGCAGTTAGGTATTTTGTATATACGATATTAACACATAAAGCTAAATTAAATACTAGTTTGAAAGGAGGAATTTAATGTTTAGATTGCCAAGCAATACTGAAATGACGCCGGAGCTTTTATCAGAATATATTACTAAACACAAAGCAATAGTAAATAATCGATACTCTAAGCTTAAAGATGCATATGAAAACAATTATGATATCTTTCATCAAACAGCTAAAGCAGAATATAAACCGGATAACCGTATTAGTGTCAATTTTGCAAAGTATATTACAGATACTTTTAACGGTTTTTTTATTGGAAATCCAATTAAAATTCAGTCTGATAATAAAGATGTAAATGATTATCTGCAGTATCTGGACAGCTATAACGATCAGGACGATAACAATGCCGAGCTATCGAAAATCTGCAGCATTTATGGAAAAGGTTATGAGATGTATTACGTTGATGATGAAGGAAATATTGGTATTACTTACCTAGCACCAACGGAAGCATTTATTATCTATGATGAAAGTATAGTGGAAAAACCACTATTTTTTGTTAGATATTACAAAGATTATGAAAATGTTGAAAGAGGTAGCTGGTCAGATGCAACGCAAGTACAGTATTTCTACAACAATGGGAGCTATAAATGGCAGGATGACCCACATAACCATGGTTTCGATGGTGTTCCAGCAACTGAATATGTAGAAAACGCAGAAAGATTAGGTCTCTTTGAGAGTGCACTTCCTATGATCAATGCATATAACAAAGCAATTTCTGAAAAAGCTAATGATGTCGACTATTTTGCTGATGCGTATCTTAAAGTTCTAGGGACGCTCCTTGATCAAGAGGGTTTGAAGAAGATAAGAGACAATCGAATCATAAATTTCGATGAAGATGCTTCAGATTTGGTAGTCGAATTCATGCAAAAGCCTAATGCGGACACAACGCAGGAAAATTTGTTAAATAGGCTGGAAAGACTTATCTATCAGATATCAATGGTAGCAAATATCAATGATGAAAATTTTGGAACTTCCAGTGGTATTGCTTTGAAATACAAGCTTCTTTCTATGACGAATTTAGCCAAAACGAAAGAACGTAAATTTGTTAGCGGTATGAACAGAAGATATCGGCTTATTTTCAGTAATCCAGTTAGTGGAATGACCAGAGATGCATGGGTAGGTATTCAGTACAAATTTACGTTTAATATTCCAGCTAATTTATCGGACGAAGCAACAGTTGCAACACAGCTGGAAGGTGTCGTATCGAAAGAAACGCAGTTATCAGTATTGTCAATCGTAGATGATGTGCAAAGTGAGTTGGATAAAATCAATGCTGAAGATGAACAGAATGCGTTGTCTATCGTTGATCAGCGAATGTTCAGCAATGACACTAGTGAGGATGTAGATGAGTAGTTACGATTACTGGAAAGAGCGAGAAGAGGCTCAGCGTAAAAAAGATAACAAAGACATGAAGTCTTACTCAACTGAAATAAAGAAAATCTATCAAAATATGATGGATCAGATAAGTAATGAAATTCATGCATTCTATTCTAAATATGCGAGTGATACTGGTATAACAATGGCCGAAGCTATCAAACGAGCTAACAAACTTGATATGGAAGAGTATTCAAGAAAAGCTAAAAAGTATGTTGAAGAAAAGAATTTTTCTGAACAGGCAAATGCTGAGATGAAGCTTTATAACATGACGATGAAAGTTAATCGGCTTGAACTTTTAAAAGCTAACATTGGATTGGAGCTAGTAAGTGGCCATGATGAACTGGAAAAGTTTTTTCAGGAAGAATTGGAAGGTAAAACAATTGAAGAAATTGAAAGGCTCGCTGGAATTCTTGGTGATTCGATACAGAACAACAAAGAATTTGCCGAGTCTATTGTTAATGCATCTTTCCACAACGCTACTTTCAGTGACCGTATCTGGATGCATCAGGATCTACTTAAAAACGATATAAGTAGTCTGTTGCAAACCGGTCTAATTCAAGGTCGAAATCCAAACGTATTGGCCAGAGATTTGAGAAAACGTTTCAATGTCAAAATATCCGATGCTGAACGTCTGATGCGTACCGAAATGGCTAGAGTACAAGTTGATGCTCAAATGCGATCATACTTGGCTAATGGAATTGATGAATATGAATATATAGCTTGTGGGGGTTCTGATGTTTGTTCTATTTGTCGAGCAATGGATGGTAAGATATTCAAGGTATCGAAGATGATGTCGGCAAAAAATGCTCCACCTATGCATCCTAACTGTCACTGTTCTACTGGAGCTCATATTGACGATAAAGATTATGAAGACTGGTTAAGCTTTATCGAAAGTGGCGGGACGACAAAAGAGTGGAATGTTCAAAAAAGAATAAAATCGAGTATGGGAAAACAGCTTGAAAAGTTGACTACTAAAGAAAAAGAAGTATTGACTAGATATACAGGGAATTTAGCATTTCAACTTAATACTGCTCTTAATGCAAACAGATATAAAAAATATCAAGACGAGATAGATATACTTGATAAAGCTTTAAATAAGGGGACTATTCCAGAAGATGTTGTATTAAGAAGAAAAATAAGCCTAGATTTTTATGTTGGAAAAAGGAATTATAGTTTAGATGATGTAAAGCAATTGATTGGTACTGAGGAAACAGAAAAAGGTTATACATCTACATCGTTCAATCAGTTTGATGATATTGATTTCAAATTACGTGACGGATTTATAGAATTTGATGTTCCTAAGGGATATAAAGGTGCACTCTACATTAAAAGCTTAGCTTATCCAAAATATAAAAATCAGGATGAGGTCTTGTTTGCCCGAGATTTGAAATATATAATAAAAGATGTAACAGAAGAAAACGGAATTTATTATATCAAGGCAGAGGTGATTAAAAATGATTGATCCAAAAGATTATCCACTTCACGTAGAACAACTTGGCGGTGTTGAAGAATTTGAAGAGTATATAAGATTATGGAAAGAAGCAACCCCGTGGATGGATGAAGAGCGGATTAAGGATTTATTAAAAGACGAAGAGCAAGCTGGAGTAAGTATGTCCATGTGGACTAACCCATATATGCGATAACAAATAAAGTTTTATATTTTGACCGACTGTTTAGTCGGTTTTTATTTTGGAGGTAGAAAACATGGCTAATGACGATATGTTTAAAATCATATACTGCATCTTAAAAGAATTGTATGAATGCAAAAAGCAAGGTTTTAAAGTGTGTAAACACGATATCAGTCACGAACGATTCGGTATTCCATATTCATACTGGCTTGATATTCTTATAGAAATGCAAAAGAAAGGATACGTTGACGGTGTACTGTATAGAAGTACTAAAGGGACAGGAAGAATCGTAAATTATGATGACATTGACATCACGTTTGAAGGTGTAGAATATCTTGAAGAAAATTCAATGATGAAAAAAGTTGCTGAAATTTTGAAAGATGTAAAAGATATTGTACCAGGATTATGATAAAGATTAAAATAGAAGAAACAAACGAACATATCCATATCGAAGTAAAAGGTCATGCTAATTACAATATCGTTGGTCAAGATATCGTCTGCAGTGCAATTTCTGCACTTCTGCAGACACTTTGCTACTCGTTAGAGGAATTGACCATTGATAAAGTTAATGTTTCACTAGAAAGCGGTAATTCGTTTGTAAGCATATATAAACCACATTGCAAGAGTCGAACATTAGTCGGCTCTTTTTTTATAGGCTGTCGCGAGATAGCAAACCTCTACAGCGATTATGTAGAGGTAGTTAAAACTAAAGATGAATAGCGTCCGTTTCTGGACGCTTTTTATATTGTCCAGGCGTGTAAGACGTAAAAAGATACGAGAGCAGGCGTGGAACTCGTTATAAAGCTACGGTTAGAAAAAAAGTTAGGCGTGATAACTATAAATTACGGTAGTTTAAAACAAAAAAATTGGAGGAAACTATGAGAGATTTTTTAGACAATTTATATTCAAGAAGATTTATTGATTTACAGCTTTTCGCAGATGGCGATGATTCTGAAGGCGGAGAAGGCAATGACGATGATGATGATCCAGAGGATGGAGAAGGTCAAGATGATGGAAAAAACACTAAGAAATACAGTGATGATGAAGTAGATCGTATCATTGCACGTAAGCGTGCTGAGTGGGAAAAACAGCAAAAGAAAGCACAAAAAGAAGCTCAGGAAGCTGAACGGTTAAAAAATATGACTGCTCAAGAAAAGCAGGAAGCACAATTGAAAGCTCTTCAAGATGAATTAGCAGGATACAAACGTGAAAGAACATTAGGGGAAATGTCTCGAGTAGCTAGATCAATGTTAGCTGATCAGGATATTACGATCAATGAAGAGTTGTTAGCTAATCTTGTAACAGAAGATGCAGACACAACTAAAACTAATGTAGAAAATTTCGCTAAGATGTTCAAATCGGCCGTTCAAAAAGAAGTTGCTGCTAAGCTTCGTCATGAACCACCTAAAAAGGGTAGTCAATCAAAGATGACTAAGGAACAAATCATGGCTGTTAAAAACACTGCTGAAAGACAACGTTTGATCAATGAAAATATAAATCTTTTTGTTAAAAAATAGGAGGAAAGTATGAATAAATTTTTATTAAATTTGCAATTATTTGCTGAAGATAATTTAATCACAAGTAACGATATCGAACCTGCGATTTCAATTGATTTTACAAGCAGATTAACATCTAACATTACTGAATTACAACAATTATTAGGTGTTACAGATATGCAACCTATGTCTGCTGGTACAAGTATCAAAATCTATAAGACAGAACAAGTTAACACTCCCGAACAAGTTGGTGAAGGGGAAACTATTAAATTAACTAAAATCGAAAGAAAACAAGTAGATACTATCGAATTAAAATTAGAAAAATATAGAAAATCTACAACAGCAGAAGCTATTCAAAAAACTGGTAGACAACGAGCTATTAACGAAAGTGATACTAAATTGGTATCTGGTATTCAAAAAGACATTAAACGTAAATTCTATAAGGCTTTAAAATTAGCATCTGGAAGCGCCACTGGGTCTACATTACAAAGCACTTTAGCTGCAGTATGGGGCGCAATTCAAAAACAATATGAAGATATGGATGCAACACCAATTTATTTTGTCTCTAGTACGGATGTAGCTGATTATTTAGGAGATGCACAGGTGACTTTACAAACTACTTTTGGATTTAGCTACATTGAAAATTTCTTAGGTTTAGGTACTGTAGTAATTACTCCAGAACTTGATCCAGGGGAAGTTTATGGTACAGCTAGAGAAAATATCAATGGTGCATATGTTCCAGCAACTTCTGGAGATGTAGCACAAACATTTGGATTAACAGGAGATGCCACTGGATTAGTGGGTATGACTCACCAAATCAAAGGTGATAATGCTACAGTAGAAACAATCTGTTTCTCTGGTGTAGTATTCTATCCAGAGCTTACAGATGGTATCATCAAAGGAACTATCGATGATACACCAACATTAGATACATTAACAGTATCATCTGCAGCAGGTTCTACAACTGGTACAACTAAAGTTACTGTAAGTCCAGAATTAGGACAAGGTCATATCTACAAATACAAAACAGATGCATCAGCAGCACCAACTGTTACATATGGTCAAAATGTTAGAAATTGGACTGCATGGGATGGTAAAAGCGATATCGAAGCCACTACTGGTCATCACATCACTATCGTAGAATGTGATAGTACTTATAAAGCTCTAGCTTCAGGTACAGACGAAGTTACTTCAATGGTCTAAGGCGGTGAAGCCTTATGGCAGTATTAGATGATGTCAAGGTCCTTCTAGGTAATCCTGAAGGACTTGACAATAAACTAAATACAATCATCAATCTGACAGAAAATCGTTTGAAAACTCTTTTAAATGAAGATACAGTACCTGCAGAACTGGAATACATCGTCACAGAAGTTACAATCATACGATTTAACAAGATAGGTTCAGAGGGTGTTTCTTCGCATTCAGTTGAGGGTGAAAGCATGTCTTTTAATGACAATGATTTCGCTGGATATCTTGATGATATCGAGGCCTACAAAAACAAGAAAAATGAAGTGAAAGGTAAGTTGAAATTTCTATGAGATACGATACACCTGTATATTTTCAAAAAGTTAAGCAAGGCGAGTATGATCAAACGACTGGTGACTACAAAGATGATACTGTCGAAGAAACGATGGTAATGGCTAGCGTGATGGATACCAGAACGGAGACAATGAAACTGGTCTACGGTTCTATCAAGCAAGGCAGTCTAACTGTTCATATGCAAAATCATTATCGAGGAGACTTCGATTTTATAAGGGTTGGAGAAAAGCAGTATCGAGTCGATTATGGTCGGTATCTAAGAGTAAAACAGAGCATGGTACTTTCAGAGGTGCAGTAATGGGAGTAAAAATTACTGGAATTGAAAAGCTCCAAGTAAAATTGAAAAAAAATATAAAAATGGATGATGTTAAAAGAGTTATTAAAAATAATGGTGCTCAGCTTCAAAACAAAATGGTTAGAAACGCTAACTTCGTTAAAGGTTATCAAACCGGGACTACAAAAAGAAGTATCAGGCTTGATGTGACTGACTTTGGTTTGACAGCCGAAGTTGGTCCAACGACCGAATATAGTGGATACCTCGAATATGGTACCAGATATATGGCGGCTCAACCATTCGTAAAACCATCTCTTGAAGAACAAGAAAAGAAATTTAGAAGTGACATGAAGAAGTTGACAAAATGAGGTGGAAATGATGGATCCTCAACAGGAATTGTTTACTACATTAAAATTAGAATTAGAAAAGCTAGGATATGGTGTATATGATGGATTTTTACCACCTGAAGATACACCATATCCTTTTATATATTTAGCAGATAGTCATCTTATAGATGATGCTAATAAATCTGCAGTATTTGGCAATGTATATCAAACAGTACATATTTGGCATAACAATCCAAAGCAACGTGGTACTGTTTCAAAAATGTTACTAGCTATAAAAAATACTGCTAGAAAAATAGATAAAACTGATAATTTTTCGTGGTTCGTTATTAATATTGATCAACGAATATTAGCCGACACCACTACAAAAACACCATTGTTACATGGGGTTTTAGAGTTAGAATTTAAATTTTCATAGGAGGTTAATATGGAACGTAAATTTGATTTACAGCTATTTGCTGAAGCGGTACAAGGTAGAAGAATTGTTTATTTATATCGCCTTTTAAGCAAAGAAACAACAACTGCAGCAACAAACATTGCTTTTACAACTGAAAATGAAAATACAATGTCACAAGATGCAGATACAACACAAACTAAAGATGGCGCAATCAGAACACCGGGAGGTATTGAAGTTGAAATTACTTGCACTTCAATAATGGCTAAAGGTGATACATTATATGATGATTTGAAAGCTGCTATGAAAAGCAGCGAATTAGTTGAAATGTGGGAAGTCAATCTTGATGAAAAAGGAACAAGTGATAATGCTCAAAAATATAAAGCAACTTATTACCAAGGATATATTACTGAGCTTGGATTAACGGCATCTGCAGAAGATTTTGCAGAGATTTCAATTACATACGGTGCAAATGGTTCTGGAGCGAGCGGTTATGCAACTTTAACAGCTGAACAGCAAGAAATTGCAGAGTATGTATTTAAAGATACTACTAAAGTTGCTGAAGAATAAAAGAAGCTAAAAAATAGCTTCTTTTAATTTATATGGAGGTAAAAATGGAATTAACAATTAATAATCAAGTTTATGAATTTAAAGCTGGTATCGGTTTTTTAAGAGATGCAAATAAGAGAATACAACAAAAAATCGAGGGAACAGACCGAGTAAAGGATGTGGGTCTGCAATATTTGATTGCTGGGATAATCGATGGTGAAATCGAAGATCTTATCGATACATTAGACCTTATGAACAAAGGATGTGCACCTCGTCTTACGAAAAAACAAATCGAAAACTATATCGAAGAAGTTGAAGACATTGATAAATTGTTTGATGAAGTTTTGGGTTTCTTGAAGAATGCGAATGTATCGAAAAGAATCACGAAAGATCTACTGAGAAGAGTAGAAGAAGCTCGGAAGAATCAATAGATAAGGATTTTGAAGAACTTTATCACGAGATAGCTCTAAATTGTTTCAGGTATCTAAATTATAAAAACTTTCATGAGGTAGATATGTTAACGATACCTGAATACAACCTGTTAATGAAGTCTGTAGAACTTAAACAGGTCGATAAAAGCTACTGGATACATTTACAGGCATATAAAAATCTGCAGGTAAAAGCAGAAAAGAAAGTCGGCAAAAATATAACAAGACCGGTATACAACACTTTTAAGAAATTCTTTGACTATGAAAATGAAATAAATAAAGTGTTAGGACTAACAAAAAGCAAAATTGATAAGTTCAAAAATCTAAAAAATTACATGCGAAGAAAGGAGAAGTAAAATGGCTGAAAGTTTTAGTGTAAAAGCGATATTAAGTGCAACTGATAAAGGTTTTACTTCTGCTTTTGAAAAAGCAAATGCAGCTGCAACAAGTTTAAAAGACAAAATAACTAGTGGACTGGGTTTTGGTGTACTTACAGGCATTGGTCAAAAAGCATTTGATGTTGTAACAAGTGGAATAGGTGGTATTACAAGTGAGTTGTCTGAAAGTTCTGCAGCTTGGAAAACATTTGAGGGCAATATGGGGATGCTTGGAAAAACTGCTGATGAAATCAATTCTACAAAAAAAGAATTGCAAGATTTCGCTACACAAACTGTATATAGTGCCTCTGATATGGCAACTACTTACAGCCAGTTAGCCGCAGTAGGTACTAAAAATTGTACTCAACTTGTTAAGGGCTTTGGTGGCTTGGCCGCAGCAGCCGAAAATCCAACACAGGCTATGAAAACATTAAGTCAACAAGCTACTCAAATGGCAGCAAAACCTAAAGTTGCCTGGGAAGATTTCAAACTTATTCTAGAGCAGACACCAGCAGGAATTGCTGCAATCGCTAAAGAAATGGGAAAAACAACATCTCAATTAGTTACAGATGTTCAAAATGGTAAAGTAAAAACTGAAGATTTCTTTGATGCAATTACAAAAGTAGGTACTAATGATGCGTTTACTAAACTTGCAACAGAATATAAAACTGTTGATCAGGCAATGGATGGTCTAACAGAGACATTAAGTGTTAAACTTTCTCCTGCTTTCGATGCTCTATCAGAAATTGGGATAGGGGCAATCGAAGGTATAATTTCATCTATGGATAAATTTGACGCGTCTAAAATAGCAGATTCAATTACAGGAATGGTCGATAAAGTTGAACCTTACTGGACTGCATTCAAAAATGCTGCTTTAGATGCAGGAGATGGAATAATAAAGATTGTTGGAGTTGCGGGAGAATTAGTAGATGCATTTATCAGTAATGAAACAGTAATAAAAATGTTTTCAGATACATTAGAATCAGCAGGAAATGTAATCCAAAGTGCAGGAGAATTTGTAGAAGATAACCAAGAAACAATTAAAACTGCTACTCCAATTATTTTAGGATTTTTTGCAGCTTGGAAAGGCTATAAAAAGATAAAATCAGCTGCTACATCACTACAAAAATTTGCAGATAAATTAACTGGTTTAGCAGGTTCAGCAACAGAAAAAGTAACTGAAAAACTGGATGATGTTGCAAAGAGCTCAGAAAAAGTAGGAAAGTCATCATCAAAAAGTGCGACAGATCTAGTTGCAAGTGGTAAGTCTTTTGTCCTGATGGCAGCAGGAGTATTGCTTTTAGCAGCAGGTTTTGCTTTACTGGCTAATTCAGCTATTTCCTTAGCAAATGCCGGACCACTTGCAATCGGTGTTATGGCTGGATTAGTAGTCGCTTTAGCCGCGTTAGGTGCAGGGATAACAGTAATGCTTAACAGTATCAAACCTGGGCCTGCTCAATTGAATGCTATTTCAGTAGCAATGTTAGCAATGGGAGCGGCGGTTATTTTAGTAGCGGCAGGCTTTGCAATTCTAACTGTATCAGCAATAAGCTTGGCTAATGCTGGACCATTAGCAATCGGTGTTATGGCAGGGATGGTTTTGGCAATAGCTGGTCTTGCTGCAGGTGCTGCAGTTTTAGGACCAGCGTTAAGTGCTGGAGCTGTAGGATTTATTGCATTTGGTGCTGCAATTGCACTTGTAGGTGCTGGAGCGCTTCTTGCAGGAGTTGCATTAGCAATTGTCTCTGCTGTATTGCCTACTATAGTTGAGTACGGTGTTAATGGTGCGGTTAGCATAGCAGCTTTAGGAGCAAGTATGCTAGTTTTTGGAGCAGGAGCAGTTGTTGCTGCAGCAGGTGCCATAGCATTAGGAGCTGGTCTTGTTGTCGTTGGCGCAGGAGCCCTTGTAGCTGCTGCTGGAGTATTAGCTCTTAGTGTTGCAGTTATTACTGTAGGTGCAGGTTTACTTGTAGCAGCAGCGGGAGCAACAGTATTGGGACCAGCAATTCTTGTAATAGCAACTGGAGGTTTAGCTGCTACGGCATCTATGTTAGCACTTAGTGCGGGAATAATTGCATTTACTGCAGGAGCTGTAGCTGGAGCAGCCGGCTTTGTTGCTCTTAGTGCTGGATTGATAGCAGGTACAGCGTCAATGGTAGCTTTTACAGCCTCACTTGTGGCGGTCACTGCAGGTATGATAGCTTTAGCTGCTGGACTTGCTGGAGTGCTTGCTAGCATGAAATCAATACAAAAAAGTGCAAAATCAACTGCTAGTTCATTAAAAAGCATGAAAGCATCAATTAGTTTTGTAAATAGTGCATTAGATGGATTAGGCAATATGTGTAAATCAGCAATTAAATCGATGATAAATGCTTTTAATGATGCTGAAGGGAAAGTAAAAACAGCTGGTAAAAATATAGGAACTGGAATTACTCAAGGAGTACAAGCCGGTACTTCACAATTGCCAATAATTACAAATCAAGCTGTATTAATGGTAGTAATGACGTTACAAGCTGCACAAAATCAAACCTATAGCGCAGGAGCTTATATTGGAAAAGGGCTAGCTAATGGTCTTCGTTCTAGTTTAGGCGAAGTTAGATCCGTTGCCGCTCAACTTGCAAGTGCAGCTGAACAAGCTATTAGAGCTAAAGCAAAAATTCATAGTCCATCTCGAGTTTCCGATAAATTAGGAACATATTGGGGACGAGGTTTAGTAAATGGTATTGCACGTATGAAAGCTAAAGTAGCTAAAGTAACAGATGCTATTTTTAGCATACCAAATACAAATACATATGCACCTAAATTAGCTTTTTCTGGTGGATATAGTGAATTAAATGCAGATTATAGCTATACTCAAAAAGCTGAATATACAATTTATGTTCCTTTTAATATCGAAGGTAAAGAATTTGCACATGCTACGGCTAAATATACAGACGAAGAACTAAAAAAACAGGAAAAAATCAACAACATGATCAAGGGGGTCAAGTAAATGTACGAGTTTAGAGATACAACGGCATCAGAGTTTTCGGCAGGTAATTCACTACCTGCTGAAGCTATGTCTTTTAATGGAAAGTATTTTGAAAACGAAATTACAGGTTACAGAACCCTTCATGTTTCCGGTCGTGAGATTATGTCAGCAGAGGTGCAGACTGAAGATATTAATTTGATCAATGGCTCTAAGTACTTTGGAAAAAGATATCCAGCTAGAACCATTACAGTTACTTATCAGTTGATTGCAGAAAATGATACGGCTTTTAGACAGGCATATAACAAGTTGAATCTTCTGTTAAGAGGAGAACAGGTACAGATAATTTTTAACGATGAACCTGATAAATACTTCATTGGTACTGCAGTGGGAAACACTGATCCAGAGCCAGGTGCTAATTCGGTTACCGGAGAAATAGAAATATACTGCAGTGATCCGGTCAAATATTCAACTACACTAAAAGAAATTACAGCTAGTGCTAATGATGATGGAGTACTGGAAGCTGTAATCGAGAACAATGGAAGTGTACCAGTTTCTATTGATTATGAAATAACACATAATGCAGAAACAGGATACATCGGTATAGTATCTGAAAATGGTGGAACCATGCAATTTGGAAAAATTGATGAGGCAGATACTGAGCCTTATGAAGTCAATGAAGATCTTGTAACTTTACAGGATTTTATCAGTGCCAGCAATGATACGGGTGTAGATGTGATGCATCCAAACTACGGTACTAAAGGTACTCTAACTTTAAAAAACTGGTTCGGTAAAAACTTCCTGACTTTTTCAACAAAAGGTACAACTGTAGGTAACGCAAATGGTGGAATGCGTACAGTTACTATTCCAGCCGACTCTGGAGGGGATAGCTCTGGAGCGGTAAATTTCTATGCTTATTTTCATTTGCTGTTTTACGCAGGGCTGATGGGACAAACGGGAGAAATGTCCATCAGCTTTTTAACTGCAGATAATAAATTAATCGCCGGCGTAAACTGGAACAAAACGGATACTGTAGGGAACACTGGGCATTATGATCTGGTAACCTACAATCCTAACCCAAGTGGCGATATGGCTGGTAGAGTACTTAAATCTTATGATTATACAACAAGCCATATACACAGTGAAAACCCTTGGTATTGGGACTGGGGACATTGTGATTTGCTGAAAGAAGGAAGCAAATTACGTTTTTATTACAACGGAAATTATCCATCTTTTGTTGTTCCTGAGGTTGAAAATTTTAAATGTGCTAAGATACAGCTCTCATGTAAACAGTGGGGAGAACGCGGAGGAAATCAGCTTTTAACCTACTTCGGCTTTGATACGTTTAGATTTGAAAAGATGAACGTAACTAGATATCGTGATATTCCTAATCGGTATAAAGCTGGAGATGTATGTACGATAGAGGGTGCAGAGTCAAAATTTTATGTAAATGGAATGCATAAACCAGCGGACGAGGTACTTGGAACTAGTTATTTTAAAGCTGATCCAGGCGAAACTAAAGTTCAATTCTCTTTTAGTGAGTGGACAACTACAAAACCTACGGTAAAAGTTAGAATACGAGAGGGGTGGCTATAAATTATATGAATAATATCAGAATAGCTATACTGAATGCCTATGACAGTGTGCAGACCTTTATTGATAATCAGGCTACAAATGCAATGCATTACTTTGATGAAGAACTGCATACATATTTATCGGGTTCGGCATATACATTTACATTTTCTACTTTCTCTGATCATGAAGATGCAAAGTATCTGGTAGTCGGGAATAAGCTATCTTTTAAATATAAAGATAAAGGTTATTACTGCAATATCGTAAATATAGAAACGACAGAAACGAAAGTTAAAGTAACAAGTTATGGTTTATCGCTAGAGCTTACAAACGAAGAGATTGGTGAGTATTCAGGAACCTCTTTAAGTTTTGAACAATACATCGAAAATTTTAACTTTGAAAATAAAGTAATTACTATTGGAGTTAATGAAGTATCAGACAAAAGAATATCAAACGAATGGACGGGTACAGAAACAGTTTTGGCTCGTCTTTTTTCGTTAGCAAATGTTTTTGATGCAGAACTTGAGTTCGTTACAGAACTAAATGACGATTATTCATTAAAACAGATTACTATGAATGTTTACCGAGCTCATTCTGATGCATATCAAGGAATGGGACATGATAGGACGAGCGAGGTAATTAGATATGGTAAGGAAATAAAAGGAATAACAAAAACAAGCGATATTACTGAACTGTATACTGCTATCCGTCCGACCGGTACAGATGGTTTAAATTTAGCTGGAATATCTAAGACAGAATATGATGCAGATGGAAATGTTGAGTACTATTCGCCTAGCGGAACTATAGAAATCCTAGCACCTCAAGCGAGAGATAGATTTCCTTCAACACTTCTTTATACAGATAATGACAGATATATAGCTAAAGTTTGGAGCTATGAAACTGATAATGTAAATGTACTGTATGGTCAGGCTCTTGCTCAATTGAAAAAGAACTGTGTGCCTCAGTCTAGCTATGAAATCGACGGCTATATTGATGCTGATATCGGCGATACATTTACTATCGAAGATAGCGAATATAATCCGATTTTATATTTGCAAGCAAGAGTAGTCGAGCAGATTATTGTTTTTACTGATGAGACAAAATGCAAGACAACATTCGATAACTTTACCGTCGTAGAGTCACAGATCAGCGAAGATCTTCTTGCACAAATGAATGCTTTAGTTGAAGCGAATAAGATGTATCAGGCAACGATCGTCAGCGACAACGGTATCTTGTTAAAAAATAATACCGACTCAACTATACTTACAGCACTGTTAAAAGACGGTGTCGAAGATGTTACAAACAACCTTACGATAAACTGGTATAAAGATAATGTTTCACTGGGTACTTCAAAATCAATAACTGTTTACGCAAAAGATATCGAAGATAAAAGCGTTTATCGATTTGAAGCAATTGACAGTAACAACAAGATCAGAGGAACTGCTGAAGTTACAATAATGCTACTTGAGGCGGTAGATGGACAAACTTCATATATCCATATTGCCTACTCAAACAGTGAAGACGGAACTGTCGGATTTAGTACAAATGACAGTGAAGGAAAAGAATATTTAGGGCAGTACGTAGATTTTAATGCAATAGATAGCGAAACACCAAGCGACTATTACTGGTCAAAAATCAAAGGAGAGCAGGGAGAACAGGGAATCCAAGGAGAAACCGGTCCTCAGGGAGCTACAGGACCTCAAGGACCACAGGGCGAGACTGGTCCTCAAGGTGAACCGGGACCACAAGGGCCACAAGGTGATGTTGGTCCACAGGGGCCTCAAGGTATTCAAGGACCTGCCGGAGAAAATGGTCAGACAACTTATTTTCATATCAAATACAGTTCTGTTTCTACTCCGCAGTCAGCTGACCAGATGACCGAAACACCTAGTGCTTATATTGGAACGTATGTTGATCACAGTGAAGAAGATAGCAATGACCCTAATGACTACGTATGGTCAAGATTTCAGGGAGAACAAGGTACACAAGGAATTCCTGGTCAAAACGGGGAGGATGGTAAAACAAGTTATCTTCACATCAAATATTCAAATGACGGCGGTATTACGTTTACTAGCAATGATGGAGAAGATGTTGGTGATTACCTTGGTGTTTACATAGATTTTACAGCACAAGATTCATCAGATGTTGACAGCTATACTTGGGCAAAGATCAAGGGAGAAACTGGAGCACAAGGTATTCAAGGACCTACTGGTGCAGATGGTACAAGTTCATATTTCCATGTTCGTTATTCTCAAAACGCTAATGGAAATCCGATGACTGAAAGTGCAGTTGATGCTTTGTACATGGGGGTCTGTGTTACAACGTCAGCTATTGCACCTTCTTCATATACAGAATATCAGTGGTCAAAAATAAAGGGAGATAAAGGTGAGCAAGGTATCCAGGGACTTAATGGTGAAGATGGACAAAGCTCATATCTTCATATCAAATATTCAGACAACGGAACCTCATTTACCGCAAACAACGGAGAGACACCTGGAAAATATATTGGTACTTACGTTGATTTCAATCCTACAGATAGTACAGTTTTTAGTAATTACACTTGGGTCAAAATTGAAGGTCCTCAAGGTATACAAGGTCCAAAAGGTGATGATGGTATTCAATATTATACCTGGTTAAAATATGCAGACACTCCTACAAGTGGTATGAGTGATAGTCCAGATGGAAAGGACTATATTGGTCTAGCTTACAATAAAACTACTGCTACTGAAAGCTCGAATTATTCTGATTACACCTGGTCAAAGATAAAAGGCGAAAAAGGTGATCAGGGAATTCAAGGACCTAGCGGTGATGATGGCCAGACTTTATATACATGGGTCAAATATGCGACATCTGCAAGCGGTGCAAATATGTCTGATGATCCAACGAATAAAACTTATATTGGGCTGGCGTACAATAAAACTACTGCTAGTGAGTCAAACAATGCGAATGATTATCAATGGTCTTTGATTAAAGGTGATAAAGGTGATACTGGTCCTCAGGGACCTGCAGGTGTAAGTGTTTCTAGTATCACGGAATACTATGCCGTGTCATCATCTAACACCAGTGCACCAACGTCGTGGTCTACGGACGTTCCAACAATGACGACAACGAATAAATATTTATGGAACTATGAAAGAATAACTTATAGTGACAGTACTTATGAAGAGTCGTCTAAAAGAGTTATCGGAGTCTATGGTAATACCGGACCACAAGGTGCAACTGGAGCTAAAGGCGATAAAGGAGACACAGGAGCCACAGGTAAAGGGATTTCTAGCATAGTTAACTATTATTTAGTTTCATCTGCTTCATCTGGTGTTACAACATCAACAAGTGGATGGTCAACAGCTATCAAGACTACAACTGAGACCAACAAATATCTCTGGAATTACGAAAGAATTACATACACAGATAATTCTACGTTTAATTCAACCCCTTGTATAATCGGTACTCATGGTGCGACCGGACCTCAGGGAGATAAAGGAGATACCGGCGCTACCGGTCCTCAAGGTCCTAAGGGTGATACTGGAGCCACTGGTGTAGGAATATCAAATGTAACTGAATATTATGCGGTATCAAGTTCAAATACTACAGCTCCAACCTCATGGAGCACGTCTGTACCAACCATGACCACGACAAACAAATATCTCTGGAACTATGAACGTATTACTTATACAGATAGCTCAACAGAAGATACTGCTAAGCGAGTAATAGGTGTCTACGGGAACACAGGATCCACAGGTCCAAAAGGAGACAAGGGAGATACAGGTGCCACGGGTGCTCAAGGACCGCAAGGAAGTACAGGTGCCACTGGTAACGGAATATCTTCTATAGTCAATTATTATCTTGTATCTGCTTCATTAAGCGGAGTAACAACTTCTACTTCTGGTTGGTCGACTACGGTCAAAACAACTACAACAACTAATAAGTATTTATGGAATTATGAAAAGATTACTTATACGAACGGAACAGTTGTAAATACCACTCCTTGCATCATAGGAACTCATGGAGCTACTGGAGCAACCGGTGCCAAAGGGGATAAAGGAGACAAAGGCGATACAGGAGCTACAGGTGCGACAGGCCCTCAAGGTCCAACGGGTTCGGCTGGTAAAGGAATTTCTTCAATCACTGAATATTATCTCGCTACTACTGCTTCAAGTGGAGTTACGACATCTACGAGTGGTTGGACGACAACAATACAGTCCATCACATCTAGCAAGAGATATCTATGGAACTATGAAGTTATTAAATACACAGATAATTCCACAACTACTGTTTCTCCTTGTATCATTGGTGTTTATGGTAACACAGGTGCTACCGGAGCGACTGGTGCTAAAGGTGACAAGGGTGATAAGGGAGATACTGGAGCTACTGGACCTCAGGGTGCAACAGGCGCAACTGGAAATGGTATCTCAAGTATTACAAATTATTACTTAGCAACAACTGCAGCAAGTGGTGTTACTACTTCAACCAGTGGCTGGACAACATCAGTACAAAGCATTACAACTTCTAAGAAATACTTATGGAACTATGAAATAATCAAATATACGAATGGAAGCAGTACAACAACTACACCGCATATTATCGGAGTGTATGGAAACACTGGTGCTACCGGTGCACAAGGGCCACAGGGGAATACTGGTGCAGCCGGGGCTGATGGACAAATGCTTTATGCTACTTGTGGCACAGCAGCAGCAACAGCCGCTAAAGTTGCTACTCTTACAAGTGGAACGTTAACTTTAAAAAGCGGTGCTACTGTCTGCGTTAAGTTTACTTACGCTACATCAGTTGCAAATGTAACTTTAAATGTTGGTGGTACTGGTGCTAAGACAATAAGAGTCTATGGTGCTAATCTTACAGCAACTAGTGTTTACAACTGGGTTGCTGGAGCAACGGTACAGTTTGTTTATGACGGAACCTACTGGGTGATGACTGACACATCAGCTTTGAAAGCAGCTGCAACCTGGGCATATAACAATAACCTGAATTATATAAATGGTAGCAAGATATATGCGGGAACTGTTGCTGCTGCACAAATTGCTGCTAATGCCGTTACAGCAGATAAGATTGCAGCTAAAGCAATCACTGCTGCTAAAATGAATATTACTTCTTTAAGTGCAATATCTGCAAATTTAGGCTCTATAACCGGTGGATCTATCAACATAGGTAGTGGAAAGTTTGTAGTAACATCTGCAGGAGTAATTACTGCAACGTCTGGAACTATCGGCGGTGTAACGATTGAGAGCGGTGGATTGACTTCACAAAGTACATCCGGTGGTCTTACTACTCAGTTCAGCATAAACAACGATGGTACTATAGAATCTACTCAAAGTGGCGGAGAAATGAATTATTCATTGCTGATGAACTATGGCATGATTAATCTAAGTGCACTCACAAATGATGGATCTGCAGGAAGCTGGAGCAGACAGATGGGAATTAACATTAGCGGTGGACTAATTAATTTCATTAGTGGTGTTTCGGAAAGTGTTGCTAGCTTTGCCGTAGATGTGAATGAGGGCTGTGTTATTTACACAAATGGTGGCAGTGAACAGCCGATTTTTGAATTAGTAGGAACAGTAAATGTGACTATATAAAAATAATATGAGGAGGTAAAAAACTTTGAATAATTCGTTTAAAAATTTGTGGGGGGGGGTGTGCTTTTAGAAAATTTTCTAATCGTACAACTCTTACCTCACAGTCAACAAAATCGAAAGGTGGTGCAGTCTACTAGCAATAGAGATTGCACTGGACGGTGGTTCTATGGCTATTAAGGTATTCGGCTTTAAGTCAGGTAATCGTCTACAAAGAAAAGACACGTTCTTTCAATATAGTACTAATGAGCAGTTTACCGGTGAGTACTGGATAGACGGGAAGAAGATTTATTGTCGAACTTACAATTTTGGTACTATCACTGGTGGTTTAACGTATCTTACTACAGTAGATGGACTTGATAAGATCATAGAAATGACAAGTTTCTATACTTTAGGTTCTCCGAATGGAAATAAGCAGACAGGACATTCCCCAGTTTTTGCTTCTCCAGATAATCGATTACATTGTAATTTTGATGACAACGCATATAACTTTGTACTGACGTTGTGGTATACGAAAACCACCGGATAAGTACCGAAAGACCACCGATAGCAATGTAGACTAAAAGCTGTGGCAATACAAATTTTCGATTTTAGAGATGATTATAAAAGGTTAAGAAAAAAGAATGTGTACTTTCAATACAGCACTAGTGAACAGTTCACCGGTGAGTACTGGATAGATGGAAAAAAGATATACCAAAAGACATTTACAACAACAAAAAATAATATCAATACTGGAAATACTAACATAAATGTATCAAACCTAGGCTCTTATAGAGCATGGGTTCCACAAGGATGTTTTGTTGTATTCAGTGGAGGTGTAAATCAATATCCATTGCTAAATCTTGGTGTAATCAATAATGCTGGATATTGTAATGGTGCGTACAACAGTGAAGAAGGAACAGTATATTTAACTGTTCGGTACACAAAAACGACAGATTAGAAAATTGTTCTAAAAGTGTCGTTAATGGCTAGAACAAGTAAATTTATTGAATTTATAAAAGATAAATCTGATAGGGCTTATATAAAAGCAAATTCGATAGTGACTGATAATAATGAAAGCTTACAAGATGTTTTGAATTCTCAAAAGCTTTACATGATGTCTGGATCTAAAGTTTGCAACCCGGGTGGAGCGAACTCTGTTGTTGTTCACACATGGAGTGAAATTCAAAATTTATTCAACACTGAATATGGATTTACTCCATCTCGACAAGATGTATTAGGAGTAGTATTTACTAATGGTGACGGAAATGCAAATGGAGTACATTTGAATGGCGCTACATGGTTAGGAACAACTTTATACGCAACTTTAAATTCAGCTACAAGTAATAACTTACGTGTAAATTATGCTTATTTCTATAACAATTAATTAGGAGGAAAGAAAAATGGCAGAAATAGTAAATAACATTCGTACAACACTACAGATGGAAAACGATATCACAGTTGATGGAATTTCTGTAAAAGGCCAAAGAGCAATGATTGACAGTAATAATCCTGAGCAAATTACAATTGATGCATGGATGAATAATCAAGAGCTTTATAAAGAAAACAGAGCAAAAGTTCGTCAATTGGAAGATGCTTTTGAAGATGAGGCATATGCTAAACAGGATGAAATGATTGCAGCAAAAAATAAATAAGGTGAGGAATATGAAGAAAATGGTTTTGAGTAATTTAAACTATATGGATACTTTTAATGCAATTGCCGGAGCGGTAATTGCTTTTTTAACGTTTATTTTTGGCGAACACTGGTTATTATTTGCGGTATTTTTATTACTAAACATCATCGACTGGATCACTGGGTGGATGAAATCTCGTATTGCTAAAAAAGAAAACAGTGTAAAAGGCTGGCAGGGTGTTCTAAAGAAAATTGGCTACTGGTTGATGATCATGGTAGCTTTCGCTTTATCTGCAATCTTTATCGAATTAGGAAATACACTAGGAATTGATCTAGGTGTGACGACATTGTTAGGATGGTTCGTTTTAGCGAGCCTACTAGTCAATGAAGCAAGAAGTATTGTAGAAAATTTTGTTGAAGCCGGATTTAATGTACCTAATGTGTTGATCAATGGACTAGAGGTTGCAAATAAAATTATTAATAAAGATACTGATGCAGAAAGCGAAGAGGTGGAGTAGATATGAAAAAGTATGTTGGAGTTAAATTGATTGAAGCAAAGCCAATGACTCGTGGTGATTATAACAAATATCGTGGATGGACTATTCCAGAAGATGAAAATCCAAATGATGAGGGGTATCTAGTTAAATACAGTGATAATTATGTAAGCTGGTCACCTAAAGGAGTGTTTGATGAAGCATATAGAGAATATGAAGCAAACGAATTACCACAAACAGCGTTAGGAATGATTAGTAACGATTACAAAGAACGTTTTAAAGCGGAGTATTACCAAGCAAAGATTAGACACGATAAGTTGCGTAATATGCTTGTTAAAAATGAAGCAGGAACATTAGGGTTTGAACCTAGTTGTCCAATTACAGTATTAGATGATCAATTGTATTACATGAATGAGTATTTGAAAAGTTTAGAAATTCGTGCAGAAATTGAAGGTATTGAATTATAAAAAATCAGGAGGGGAATATGACATCATATGAATTTGAAAAAATAGCCAAAAATGCAGTTATCGATGTTATGAAAGAAAAGCATAATATTGAACTTACAATCGAAGAATTGGATTTTGTATGGTTTGCACACGAGTTAGGTTATAAAAAATGTACTTTATATGCTAAGGCATTAGGACATTACTATCCCGAAGTAACTTATAACAGAGATAAAGATGAATTATATGTAGACATTTATTTAAAACAGTCAAATACATGTATAAAATCTAAAGATTTCAAAATGGAGGTATAGAAATATGAGTAATGTAGATAAAATTTTAAATGTAGCACGTAGTTGGATCAATTGTAAAGAAAGTAACGGAAGTCACAAACAAATTATTGATGTGTATAACTCATATACACCTTTGCCTAGAAACTATAGAGTAAAATATACTGATTCATGGTGTATGACTTTTATATCTGCTTGTTTCATTAAAGCGGGGTTAGCAACTTTATGTCCACTAGAATGTAGTTGTGGTAATGCAATTACCAAAGCAAAAGAAATGAGCATCTGGCAAGAAAATGATGATATTACACCTAACGTTGGTGACTTGATCATGTACGACTGGGATAAAAAAGATGGATGGCCAGAGCATGTAGGAATCGTAGAAGCGGTATCTGGGAATCAAATCACAGTCATTGAGGGCAATAAATCTGACGCAGTAGCCCGTAGAACTATTGCAGTTGGTAATGCTTCTATTCGTGGATATATTCATCCTAAGTATGATGAAGCGACTACTGTAATTCCACCATCACAGCCAACTGTCCCATCAAATAACAATGACGGATTTACTACTGGAACTTATACTATCACTGCTAGTGATTTGATTGTACGTAGCGCTCCGGCTGGTTCTGCAGTAGGTCATGGAGGATTAAGTACAGACGGTAAAGCTCACGATAAAGACGGTGACGGTGCATTAGACAAAGGTACAAGAATTACAGTATCTCAAATTTCAGTATCAGGAAATGACATCTGGGGTAAATGTCCATCAGGCTGGGTATGCCTTAAAAAAGGAAATAGTGTATATGCTGTAAAAGATGGTTCATCATCTGCTTCTACTGGTTCAAGTTCATCTTCGTCTAGTACATCTAATTCAAAAACATTAGGCACTTATGAAGTAACAGCTAGCGATTTATCTGTAAGAACAGGTCCAGGAACTAATTATAGAAGAAAAACATATTCAGAACTAACTGCAGATGCTAAAAATCATGATTATGATAAAGACGGATGTATCAATCAAGGAACACGTGTAACTGTAAAAGAGTGGAGCGGTAACTGGGCACGTATTCCAAGTGGTTGGGTAAGCGGAGACTATTTGAAGAAGGTGTAAGATCATGGCACTAAAAGCAAAACGGCTTATTGTTTCTGTTGTAGCTTTATCCTTACTAATTAATATATTATCAGTTGTTTACATTGCACAAATAAAAAATAATCAGGAGGCTCTTAATAAGTCTTATCAAAATAAAATTTCAGAATTAGAAGATGATGCTGAATTTTATCGAAACCAATATCATAAATATTATGAATTGAGCGAAGAACTCCAGAATCAGATGGGAGTCTATTATGATTATTAA